TGATTATGGTGGGAGTGGGCATTTAACTTCAGAACAAGATCAAGCAGACTATAATAGATTAGCTAAGGTTTTAATAGCTCATCATTATAGAGGTGCTAAAGAAACTTCTAATCAAAGAAAGCCTATGGGTTTTTCACAAACTGCTAGAGACCCTATTGGTGATGTTATAGGTGATTGGAGATTTGGAGTAAACAGTAAGAAAGGTCGAGGTGACGACTTAAAATACTACCGAAGGTTTATGGAAGGATATACGGATTGACCACTCCTCCGACTTACTCCGCTGGTAGTAAAGGTCAGGGAACCAGCACTTCTGAGGAGGAGACATGAATTTAGATGAACAGGCTTATAAAGTAAAACTGTTAAAAGAATTAGAAATAAAGAAAGAAATAGACAAACGTAAGAAGATAGAAAAAAGTAAAAATAATTTTAAAGATTTTGCAAGAAGGCAACTTAGAATAATTACTAAGGATGCTGCTCAGGGTTATGTACCATTTGAATTTAACGATGCCCAGAAAAAAATACACGAAGCAATTGAAAAACAAATAAAGCAAAAAGGAAGAGTAAGAGCTTTAGTATTAAAAGCTAGACAACAGGGTATATCTACTTATACTGCAGGAAGAGTATTTTGGAAAACATTCTATACTCCACACACAAGATCAGTTGTAATTGCACACGATAGTGCAACGTCTGATGCTTTGTTTACTATGTCTAAGAATTTTATTGACAGAATGTCAGAAGATTTTAAACCAGAATTAATTAGATCTAATGCAAAAGAAGTAAAGTTTTCTCATAACGATTCAGGATTCCGACTGTACACAGCAGGGTCCCCAGAAGCCGGTAGAGGAACTACACCTACTATATTGCATTGTTCGGAGTGTGCTTTTTGGCAAAGCGATGAGAAAATTTTAGCTGGATTATTTCAGGGTGTATCGTCAGCTGATGGTACAGAGATAATCTTAGAGTCCACTGCAAACGGTGCTACTGGTGCTTTTTACAGAATGTGGAAAGCGGCTGAGAGAGGTGAGAACGATTACGTTCCTATATTCCTCCCTTGGTTTATGACTAAAGAATACACTATGACTCCTCCAAGTAATTTTGAGAGAAGCGTACAAGAAGAAGAATTATCTGAAGAATACGATCTTGACAACGGCCAACTATGGTGGCGCAGGATGAAAATTGGAGAGGGTGGGGAATCTAAATTTAGACAGGAGTACCCATCTACAGCTGAAGAAGCTTTTGTAGTATCAGGTAAGAATGTATTTAATGTAGAAAAACTAAATAAACTTGAGACTCAGGCTCCAAAATCTTTAAGAGAATTTGATGTAAAAATGTCTAGTTGGGAAGAGAAGCGAGAAGGTAATTTATCTATATGGCAACCTCCCGGATTTGACGAGAAATTTATTATAGGCGCTGACGTTTCATTAGGTGTTGGTCAAGACTATTCAGCTGCAATTGTATTAAATGTAAAAAGAGAAGTAGTTGCTGTCTACAGAGATAATCATGTAGATCCAGCAATGTTTGGTAGAGATTTGTTTTATTTAGGAAGGTATTATAATAACGCCCTTCTTGCTGTAGAGTCTAACTCTATGGGTATATCTACTTTGCAAAAACTTAAAGAAATGAAATATGTTAATTTGTATTATCAAACTCAAATTGCCAACCTCACAGATGAGGATGGTGTAAGATTGGGTTTTAGAACTACAAGTGCTTCTAAACCAGCTATAATATCTAATTTGAAAAATTGGATTGACAACGATGAGATAGCTATATGGTCTTCTGATGTTGTAGGTGAGTTAAGAGATTATGTATCAGATGATAAAGGTAAAACTAATGCATCTAGAGGATCTACAGACGATACAGTAATGTCTCTTGCAATTGCTGCAGAAGTTTATAGAACACATATTCACAGACTAAGTACTGACAGAATAGGATTTGATAGCGTATTTATTCCTGAAAGACAAACTAATTGGATTTAATTATGGATAAGAAAAACAAGAAAGTAACTGACGAAGAAATAACGAGTATTATTAATGACTCTATTAAACAAGCGGTAGGTAGCTTTTCGTCTGGTTCTGAACTACAGGAACAAAGGGAAGCAGCTATAAACTATTATACGCAGCAACCTAAAGGTAATTTAAGACCAGTTGGTGTATCAAAAGTAGTTACGTCAGACACTATGGAGATTGTAGATTCTTATTTAGCTGTAATATCTGAGCTAATGTTGTCTAATCAAAAAATTGCAAAATTTAATCCATCAGACCCAAGTCAAACAGTTGCAGCAGGTCTTGCTTCTGAACTTACAAACCATTGTATATTTAGTAAAAACAACGGTTGGGTAGAATTAAACACTTGGATTAAAGCTGCGCTTTTATTTAAGAACTCTATTATTAGATGGAGATGGGAAGAACAATCAGACACTAAAGTAGAAGAATACGAAAATATTAGCATTGCTGAAATTGACGCATTGTTGTCGGAAGGCGATTCTGAGATAATAGAGATGAGAGTTGGTGAAGGTGTAAACCCTGAAACTGGACAAGAGACATACGAATACGTTTCTATAAGAAAAGAAGTTGATAAATCTAAAATAGCTCTTGAAAACATACCACCTGAATCTTTTATGATTAATAGAGGTGCTACAAGCATAGCTAACGCATCGTTTGTTGGAGTACAAACAGAGATGACTTTATCAGAACTTAGAGAGATGGGTTTTGATGTTGATGATGATATAGCAGAAGGTACAGAGGCTAGTAATTTTAGCTTTGATTACGAATCTTCTGTAAGACAGTCTATAAACGAAGTAGAGCAAAACTTTCATGAAGATTTTATGGGTATTGCTAATAGAGAAGTTATTGTTACAGAGTCTTGGATTAAAATTGATAGAGATGGAGATGGTGTAGCAGAGTTAAAAAGATTTATAACAGTTGGCGATGAAGTTCTATTAGAAGAGTATGCAGATAGCATACCTTTGGCTGCTTTAAACCCAATAGAAATTCCATACGCTTTTCATGGTATGTCAATAGCAGATGCTACTAAAAGTGCAACTGAAATTAAGACAACCATAACTAGAGGTATGATCGAGAATGTATATTTGTCTAATTATGGCAGAGTACTAGCCGATCCAAATACGGTAGACTTTAGAGCACTACAAAGTCCTGAACCACATCAGATTATCCCAACTAATGGGTCTCCGATGTCTTCTGTGCATACTTTGGTGCCAGCTCAATTAGCACCGTCTACCTTTTCTTTACTAGAGTTCATGAACACCGAGAAAGAAATGGCTACTGGAATGACCAGAGCAGCCCAAGGTGTAAATGAAAAATTGTTTGACTCAGGAAACTCTGCAGGCAAGATTGCAATGGTGGAGCAGGCTGCTCAGAAGCGAATAGCTTATGTCGCACGCAGATTTGCTGAAACTGGATTTAAAGATCTATGTAAAGGTGTGTATAACCTTATACTAGAGAATTCAGAATCAATCCTGAAAGATTACAGTTATTATAATATAACTCCTGAGTCTCTTATGCCGTTAGAAAGCTTAACAGTCGATATAGATGTTGGTGCTAACAGCTCCGCTAATACCCAAGAAAATATGATGATGATGGCGCAACAGGTTATGCCTATGCTATATCAATCGCCAGAATCTAAAGGTATTATAAACCCTAAGGCCCCTTTTACTATAGCAAGACAATTGCTAGAGTCTATGGGTATAGACAATTGGGTAGATTTTCTTATAGATCCAGACACTGAGCAAGGTAAACAACAAGCTCAAGCTGTAATGAAAGAAGCTCAAAAAGGACAAGAGGCTCAGGCCCAAGTACAACAAGTAGAGCAACAAAAGATAATGCTTCAACTTCAAAAACAAATGGCTGATATTGAGAAGAAACAATCTGACATGGAACTGGACAGAGAGAAGTTTGAATATCAAAAGACTAAAGATGCTGCTGAATTGCAGTTAGAGTTAGCTCTTGGTGAGCCTACTAAAATTGGATAATTAATCTAGGAGGAGATTATGGATGATGTAGAATTTGGTCAACATGCTAAACTAATTAAAGACAATAAAGTTTTTGATGAAATGTTTAACAGAGTTAGAACCAAGTATCAAAACATGTGGGCAGGTACAGAGCCACAACAAGGAGATCTACGAGAAAGATTGTATAATACTATTGTAGCCCTTACTGATGTAAAAAAAGAAATAGAATCTGTTGCCACACTTGGTGACAATGTTGCATATAATAAAGAAATGGAGGATTTCAAATGACAGCAGA